CACTTGCAAAATATTGAATTCTGCTTTGTCTGGTAGATGCCATGCGCACGCCTTGCAAGAACCATACAAACGATTCCATAAATATCAATCCAGGAATAAAATACATTTCTTGGCCGACAATGGCATTAAAATCATATTGTGTAAAATATGGAATTAAACGTTTATTTGCAGTTTTTATAGCAAGCGCAGCATTTAATAATCTCAATCCTGTTTGTATGTCTCTTCCAGTTACAGGCTGCAATCCTTCCGTCCGCTTCCCAGAAAGATAAGTTGAACTAGCGATAAGCTGCGCTACGGTATAAGCCATAGTTCACCTCTAAAATCCCCAGGCATGCACCTGGGGCTATTGATTAAAGGTTAAATTCAAACCCTTGTACCAATACAGAGTTTAATGTACCGGCGCTTGTTTTATAGCTAATCTCAGGTTTTGCAGTCGCAATCAACGGAAGAATTAACCCTTGATCTTCAACAATTACGCCAGCAACGATGCCGCGTTTTGTAATCGCATTACCTGTGCCGCCCGTTGGTTGGAAGTTTAGCGAATCACCAGCGGCATTATTCGTCCATGTCCATTCCATAGCAACACGAGCAAAGTTAACCAATGGCACGGCTACTGAGAAATCCATAGCAGAATATGTGGCCGAGGTTCCAGAAGCAGTAACAGTGACAGCAACAGGAGCGTCATATTGATAATATCGAGCTGAGTTATTACCGGATTGATAGAACAATAAGAAATGTGCTGAACCATCTGTTAATGCAAAACCAATTAATCGAGAAGCGCTATAACCAGATGGGAATTGACCAGCCGGATATTGGGGAACCGTTGAACTTAAAGAAATAATAAATCCTGATGGATTAAATCCTGCGGGATCCATTATTGCATAAATGTAATACATTTTATTGTTAGCTAGAGCACCGGTATCTAAACCATTAAGGCCGTTAATAGCACCATTAATCGTAGTTCCTACAGCAGCCGTATTGACAATAATGTCATAACTATTGCTTGAATCACGAGCTTGCCCATCGGCAACAGTAAGTGTGGTATTAGAACCCCAAGCTGCTTGTAAGCCATTAATTTCTAAATATTGTGCATTTACAACTGGTACTAATCGGAACATATGTAAATCCTCAAATTATTAATAAAAGGGATCTAATTAGATCCCTAATTGAACATTATTCATTAAACTGGAAATATAATACGCATACAATATTCTGGTACAAACGTAGCGTTCCATACGCAATCATTAATAATACCGCGTGTGTTCTGGCCGAAAATAGAACCATGGTAAGTACGCAGTGTCGCGCCAGTTGCTTTGTTAACCATATTACCCGTTGGGAATGGAGTTTCATCTGGCAACTGTGGCATGCCCAAGAATCCAGCTTTAGTCCCAATAATTACACCCGCTCTATGTGTTGGAAGTACAGACAATTGCATACCTGCTTGAATTGGAGTATTCAAGTTTTGCGTATTTCCGAATGTACTTTGCAGAGGTGGGAATATTGACAATACAACGTGTCCCGAGCTATCAGCCGCTGAATTAGCCGTAAAACGAATTTGAACTGGGTTACCAGATGGAATGTGACCAGTAAATGTTAAGTAACGAAGATTTGGCAATGAACCTACGCCATCATTAAATTGCGCTAAGTCACCCGATTTAATTGCGTTCTGATCATTATTTGTAGCACCACTTACAGTGATTTGAGTGATATTCGCGCCAGTAGGATCATTGGTGCTGATTACAGTCAATACCTGTGCTTGGTTTCCGCATGTACCCGCCATTTGAATAGGAAGCAAGTTTGAGGATAGGAAATTTGCATTCGATCCTTTGTATGTTCCCAATTCCCAAGAGTTTGTTAATTTTTCGTTACGAGTTGTAACGAATTGATTTGCACCGGTGTTGATGATATCTGGAATCGCTAAATCAGATAAGAATACGTTCGGCATGCCAGCAGGAGCGCCATAGTTGCGATAGAAAGCCAACATCTTAGCAAGCTGACCAAACGAATTAATTGGGTTAACGCCATCGCCATAAAATCGATAAGGGCCGGAGTCAGTGTATAAAGCGCCAGTTGGTACATATTGACCTTGGCTGTTAGGAGCCATTACAGGCACGCCAGAAATAGCATTCAACGCAATGTTAGCTTCGATCTGAGTGGATAATTCTTCAATACGGGATTTACCAAATTGTTCCATATAATCGCGTACATTAAATACGAATTGCTGAGCTGTAAACGCCATTGAAGCATTAGCGGACTGTGTAACAGCAAGGGTTGCAAAGCGTTGTTGTGCAGGCTGGAATGAAGCTATTAAACCTTGATTAGCTACTGAACGTGGTGGCAATTCAAATGTAACCGTATCACCTAAGTTACCGGCTGGGTTACCTTCTTTCAATTGCTTGAATTCTTTGTTAAGTGTTCCGATAAAACAATTTAAATTTTCGAGATAGCCTAAAGAATCTTTATTGTAAGTTTTTACCTGTACTAAAATATTTGTTGGATCCATTGTTCATACTCCGAAAAGTTAATTTCAAAGTAGTGCTCAATAGATCCTTAGCATTAGCCTCTCAAATAATCCTGCTGCTTAATGCTCTCAATGCTATCGTCGTCACTACCCATACCAATTATTGATGGAGAAATAATAGACAATGGCGGATTGACTCTAGGTGCATTCTTTCCTGCTTCATTAGCCTTGATAGAAGTGGCTAATTTGTGCATTTGAGATAAAGCAGATTGACTATTCTTTTGCGCCAAAATGGATAATTGAGCCATTTTTAAAGGATTCTCGATCAAATCATTCAAAACGCCTGCTGTATCCTCGGTCGCATTCAACAGAGATATTAACTCTGGGAATGCTGCAATTTCATCAATTTTACTTTCAAGTTCAGGGTATCGATCTTTAGCGGCATTGATTTTACTCATCACCTCATTTGCAAGATTAGTAGCGTGTTGCTGCTGCTGTTCTTGCTTAGTTCGATTAACAAAGGCTTCCGATTGCTGAGTAAAGACCTCTTGCATCATCTGACGTATCTTAGCTTCATCAGGTGCTTGCATTCCGCCTACCGATTGAGGTGCCTGTGGTGCGGATTGACGTTGTTCTGCCAATGCTGCCTCACGACCTCTTGCATATTCACGATCAGCGACTTCACGTCGATTCTCACGAATTAGCTCAGTTACTCTTTCTTTCGTGACCATGTTATCCGGTGTCTGTGGCTGCGCTGGTGCTGCATTTACAGGTGATGCCGGAGCCTGTTCTTGTGTACCTAAATCATTTCTTTCAAAAGTCATTATTTATCCTTAGTGACGTTTTTAACCGTGTCGGGGTGGTATAGCGACTCATGCGTTGAGTGACGGCAATTACGAAGCTATTGCGAGCTAACTATTATTTAAACACTTCTTATTTTATATTGCCAGTAATTTTTATTACTGGGAAATATGTGATTTATTTTGACCAATAAAGGTAGGGGCATATTAGCAAACGTATTAGAAAATAAATGCTATTGACAATCATATTCGTGGATATATTCGTGGATCATGCCGTGTATCTGCGGATCCGCAGTAAGCCGCTTACTGCGGAGATGAGTGTAAAAACTAAGAGAATTTACACTCAAAAAAGTACTGCGCGTAGGACTAGACGCTATATCAATTTTTTAATATTTATGATAGCCGAAACCCCCCCTTCCAGCGCCGCTAGGGTATGTTTTTATTTTGATCAAATGGAATATAGAATCTGGAATCTGGAATCTGGAATATGAAATAGGCAATCGGCAACCAGCAATCGGCAATCGGCAAAATAGTTGCCGATTGCCGATTGTACTAATTATCTATTAATTTATTTAAGATTTGTATTTGAATCCGCATCTAATAACCGCTCTCTTGAAGTCGGCTATATTCGGCCAATCTTTTTTTGACTTAGAAAATTTCCTTTCTTCCACGAATGTAAAAGCTTCTTTCATGAACGAAAAAGCTTTTTTCATGAATGGCACGTCTGAACATGTCTTATCGCACATTATTTTTTCGAGGATGCTATTTAAAATATGTTTTTCATCAGCTAAATGTAATGCTTCATTAATTTTCATTCTTTTTTACCTTTTTAACTTTTCGTTCTTTATTTACCTCATGCTCATGCTTCTTATGATCCATTTCGATATTGTGTTTAAGCTCATGGTGCTCTTTAGCGTGTCGATGACTCATATCAGAAGCTTTGACACCCATGTCAGCCATTGCTCTAATCTTCTCAGCTTCTGCTTTGTCAATCATAACGGCGGCATTAATAGCATTCGCCTCGCGCTTAACCTCTAGCTCTTCTTTCTTAATCTCGTTTGATATTTCATTCTGTTCTTTATTTCCTTGTAGTTTCTGCGCTTCAAGCTGATTTTTAATAACCCTTGGATCATTTTGCTGTGCCTTCTCTGCCATTTCCATTTGCTTAGCTTGCTGCTGTTTCATTTCTTCTTGATACTCTTTAGCCAATTCTTTGAGAATATCAGTACCACGTATCTCTAAATTGTCTATCAATACTGATAGACCCTTAGAATTCATAAATGCAGAAAATGATTC